AGAAGATCTAGAAACGACAGAGGAGACTTTAGCACGCCATGAGCGTATGTTATTAGATTACTGTAGCCGTAACAGTTTAAACATTATAAAAATATATAAAGAGGTAGTATCTGGAGAGTCAATATCTAATAGACCAGTAATGCAACAGCTACTAGAGGACGTATACGATAGTTTATACGAGGGTGTAGTAGTTATAGAGATAGAGAGACTATCTAGAGGTAACCAGATAGACCAGATAGAGATAATAGAGGTATTTAAAAAAACTGGTACTAAGATATATACTCTTAATAAAGTATATGATCTATCTAAAGAAGAATACGACGAGGAGTTTTTAGAGTTCGGGCTTTTTATGTCTAGACGTGAGTATAAGATTATATGTCGTAGACTTTTAAGAGGTCGTCAGCAGTCGCACAAAGAGGGATATTTTATAGGCTCTATTTTACCTTTTGGCTTTAGTAAAGAAAAAAGAGACAGAGGTTACGTATTAGTACCTAACGAGGACGCTAAGACCGTAGAGCTTATATTTAATAAATATTTAGAGGGTGTAGGACTTACTGATATATGTAGATACTTAAACGATAAAGGCATTAAGCCTCAAAAGGCTAAGACGTGGAGCGAGTATCTGGTAAGAGCTATACTTAAAAATAAAACTTATATAGGTTATTTACATAGTAAAAAAAATAATAATTATATAGAGGGTAAGCATGATCCTATTATAGACGTGGAGCTTTTTAATCAAGTCCAGCAAAAAATAAATAAGTCTACTAGAGTTAATAGCGTAAGTAGTGGGCTTAGAAACCCATTAGCTGGGCTTGTATATTGCTCCAGCTGTGGGCGGTCTATGGTACGTAATATGAATATGAAAAATGTAGAGTATTTAAAGTGTAAAAATATAGCTTGTACTGTAGGCTCGTCTAGGCTAAGTACTGTAGAGTCTGAGATAATAAACGCCTTACAGTCTGAGCTAGAAAACTTTAACGCTTATTTAATAAATTATGATAGCGAGATTAAGTCTAAAAAAATTAGAGTACAAAATGAGATAGACTTACTTACTAAAGAGATATCTAAAAAGGAAAACATGATAACTAGAGCGTGTGAGTTTTTAGAGGAGGGTATTTATAGTAAAGATAAATACCTAGAGCGTGTAAATATTTTAAATAAAGATATAGACTCTCTTAAGTTAGCTATAGATGATCTAAAGTCTACTAACTTTGATGAGCATAAAAAAATAACCAGCGCAGTACCTATACTTAATAAAGTACTGGCTGACTATTATACAGTAGGTATATCTGAGCGTAACGCTTTATTAAAAACAATTATAAAAAAAATAGTATATACTAAAAATGTAGCTTGCTATAACAGTAAAAATAATATACACTTTGACTTAGATATAGAATTAAAAGTATAGGATTATCCCCCTATACTTATTTTTTTATATTTTAGGTAAAATTATATATTGACTTATTTATTTTTATAATATATACTCGTAAGTAACCATTGAGTAACTGACCTATCGGTTAGTTAATGATAACTTAAGATAGAGGACTTAAAACCTAAGAGGAAGATATAGGGGCGCTGAGAATAAAACCGCTGTAAAATAATTCTACTACGTGGACTACCAGTTAAGCGAGGTATAAGCGTAGCATTGATGACCGTTAGAGGGTGTGGTTGTGTCCCGTCCTCGTCTAAGTTGCTCCGAGTCAACTATCCTTTAGAGATACGACTATAAATGGATAAATCTTATAACTTTGTTTATTAGATACTTAGACGTAAAACTGAGATAAGGTAGGTAAGTGTAACCCCGTCGCTGTACGGGGGGTGAGTAGGCTATTCGCAATAGAGCGTATCTGATACAGCACCTCAACGCTAGCCTTTAATTAGGCTGACTACTCCTAACTAGTAATAGTTAGTATATACGGATACCTCGCTAGTGGCTCCCTTCGAGGATTAGCTAGAGACTAAGTATATAACCCCTCTCTTTACTAAAAATATAGCTTTTAGCTTTAAACTGGTAAAGAGGGGGGATATAGCCATTTGCCTACAACACCGCTTAAGGATTAGCATTAGGGTAAATAGATATTAAAGGTTATAGGTTAACATAAAAAAGATAAGAGGCAAAGGGCTGATAAAATTAAAAAAATAAACTTAGTTTTTAGTTATATATATGTTATAATATAAGTAATTAATAACCCCTTGAGATTTTGTTTTTCTCCTTTTTTTCCTCGCAATATAGATCGGACACTAAAAAGCCCCTTAGAGTTTAAATGTACTCTAAGGGGTACTTTTTTTGTCTTTTTTTAATTAAGATAAGTCTACTGCATTTAAAGGACTATAAGTTAGATTAGTAGACTTTTTAACTAGGTATCCATGTAGCGTAATATTTCTAACTCTAGCCTCATATCCAGCACTATTATTAATACTTAAGTTAATACCATTTTTACTAGTGTATCCATAAGTAGGCTGTAGAGTTATATCAGACTGTTTAAAGATAACAGAGCTTACTATAGCTCTCATAGTATCAGCGCTCCACGTTCTTAACTCATTAGTAGTAAAGTTATTTAAGCTAACGCTTACATTATTCTCATTTTGAGTAGAGATCTGAGCTGTTATCCTATAAGCTTTCTCATAGTTAGTAGGTATATTTATACCAGTAAAAAGCCCCTCTATTAAATTATAATTATAAGCTCCTAAAACTGTAGTAGTACCGCTGGTACTTGTAATAATCTGATCGTATAAAACCTCTGAGCCTATATATATTAAATCATCTAAAGCTAGTCCCTCACTCATAACAGAGTTAGCTTTATCTGGTAGACAGTTAATACCTATAGCTTTTCGTTTTCTATCAAAGAATATAATAGGTATACCTACGTCTACCATTAAGTTATAAGTATTAGATCCTAACAAGTCGCTTATAATTACTTTTATATTCCATTGATAAGTATTATCTAAGTTTAAAGTAACTGTCTCCTCGTCTTGCATGGTCTGTAATGCACTATAACTACTATCCGTAGCCTTTTTATATTGATACTGGATAGTCATTACATTTTTACCGTCTAATCCACTCATAAGACCGTTAACGTAAAGCTCTGTATCATTATAAAAATTATTCTCTCTTTGAGCCTTAATTATAGCTGTAGGCTTAACCCAGTCTAACATATAAATAGGTATACTAGCCTCTGTAACATTGTCTCTAGAGTCTGTAAGCTTTACATCTGCGTAAAGTGTTATAGCTGAGTTAATTGTACCTATAATTTTAGTAATATTACTCATAGAGCTACCGCTTACAGTTACTGGATAGTCTACGCCATTTATTTTAATATTACAGCTTTTAAGAGTAGCACTTTTTAAAGCTGTAATACTAGCTATATTAAAAGTTACTCTTGAGTTATTTCTTATGATCTGCTGATTATCTCCAGTAATATCTACAGTACTAGCGTTACTATCTATATAAGCTAAAGTACCTATAGTAGGCTTAGCGTTTACTATACTCATAGTAGCGCTTTTAGTGTCTGTATTAGCTACAGAGCTACCTATATAAGTACCTAGACCATAAGTAACAGCTATACTATTACTGTTAGGACTTTGCGCCCTTAAATTGTTTATCTCAGTCTCTGTAAGACTAAAAGTATAACTACTAGAGGCTGTTACATTGTCTCTAGTAATTGTATAGCTACCAGCTTTAAGAGTTATCTTTAATTTAGAGTTATTAGGGTTACTAAAGTTTACTTTAGGGCTACCCTCATCAGTAAAATTAGATACGCTACTTATTTTAGCGTATCTATTTATAGTAGGTAGAGTAAAGTTAGCGCTACCTCTACAGTTAACAGCTACAGTATAAATACCAGCCTCAGCGCTTGCGCTAAAGCTCTTAGTACCGTCTGAGTTGTGAGGTATAGTAAAGTTACCACTAGCTACTAAAGTACCGTTATAAAGCTGTATTCTAGTAGCTGAGCTATATACTGTAGTACCATTAATAACTACTTTAAAGTTACCAGATCTATACCAGCTAGAGCCTCCAGTACCAGCACCTTTTAAAGTCCAGCTTATAACACTTGAGTTATTTTCTATACTTTGACTTTTAACACTCCACGCAAAAGTTAAATATCTACCGTCATATCCAGTAGTATTAAAACTGCCACTTGACGCCATTATATACCTCCTTTAAAATGTATCCTCATCTAATACGCTTACTAATCCTATACCGTCGTGAGTTACCCCTCCAGAGTCTGTAAGGTCTATAGGTATAAAGCGTAGTTTATTACTTAATGTTATCTCATTATCTACTACAGCCTTTACCATATGAAACTCATCAAAAGTAGAGTAAAAAATTAAGTTATCTAATCTATCGTATCCAGCAAAGCCTACTTGATCATTCATTACTATATATGATCCGTCTTGTCCGTTTACTCTTACTCCGTCCTTATCTAGAGTAGCTATTAAAGTATTAGACTCATCGTATACCTTTAAAGTACCATACTCATTAATATTAGAGCCTAGCTTTAAAGTACCGCCTTTTATAAGATCCGCTGTTAAATTAATAACATTGATAGCGCCCATATTTAAGGTACCGTCTATAGTCCATGCACTAGTAAAAGTACCATTTATGCCAGTTTGACTAAAAGCTATACCTCCGTTATTTATTCTAATAACATTAGTAGCGTCCTCTTTAGGTAAAGTATCTACTATGAGTATCTGGTTACCCTCATAGATACAGTAGCTAGAGTCTAGCGCTCCCCATATCTTCTCCTCAGCTTGCGCTATCTCATCACTTAATATAACCTTTAAAGTATCGTTATTCTGACTTATAGCCTTATCATTAGAGGCTGTTATATGCTGAATAAGTGAGCTTAATTTATTCTCAAAAGTACCAAACTCTACCTCTGTATAGCGCTCAGTTAAACAGTCATAATTAAAACTTATAACGTAGGTCTCTAGGTCTATACCTAGTCTATTATCTTTAACCTCTATAATGTCTCCTACATCTGTAACCTTATCTAAGTCAGCCTTTAAAGTGTAGTTTACCTCTGGTATACAATGCTCATTTACGTACTCTTGAGCTTTTACTCTTAAGTCCTCAGCTACAGCGTAAGCGTAGGAGTTATGATCTGGATAATTTTTTTCGTCTATGTCTTGCTCAAAAGTTACAGTCTTAGTATATGGTATCTCGTACTGAGTCTCACTATAAACGTACTTCTCCTCTAGCTGTATATTATCTTTACCTATGGGATATAGCTTAGTAACTACATTATCCCAGTTATAAGTAGCTTGTATGTCTTGTAAGTTTTTAGCGTACTGTACTGTAACGCCATTATCTACACCTATAGAGTCTAAAACCTTAATATTAAAGTTATCTCTAACTAGGTGTCCTCCCCATACATCTATAACCTTACTAAAAGCCTCGTATAGACTTTGTAGCTTTATATCTAGGCTATTAAGGTTAGCTATATTAGAAAATACATTAAAAGGACTAGGGTTAGACGTAGCGCTATTTATATCGTCTAGCGCTACGTTACAATTTTTATCAGTAATAGTAAGCTCCTCTATTAGGTATCTTCTAGAGTCATAGTACACATGATAAGCATTTCCCTTAATCTTGCGTCTAGTTTTCTCAAAGTTACCTATCCTAAAGGCTTGAGAGCCTTGAGGAGTATTAGCTACTATCTGATAGTCCTTAATAATAAACTTATCGTCTGATATATCAAACTCGTACTCTAAATAGTAGTCTCCGTTATCCTCTTTATGTACTATAGCTCTTAAAGGCTTTAGTACAGCCTCTCCATTACTTGTATAGACTGTATCAGTAGGCTTAAATATTCTAATCATATCTACACCTCTTAAACTTTAATTAATTATAGATCCCATTTTAAAAGCACCGTCGCCAGCGTTCATATATAGAGTATTAGTTAATACATCTATCATACAGCCTACGCCATTATACCTATAAGGTCTTAAATCTAATACTAAAGTATCTCCCTCATAAGCTTTAAAGTAATATATTTTAGTATGGCTTGATATTTCAAACGCAGATCCGCCAGACATTGTATAATATCCTCCAAAAAGTAAGATACTATCATTAAAAGCATTAAGTCTATACTGGTTATCCATATCTAAATTATCTGATATTTGAGTATTATTAATATAAGAGTATACAGAGCCTACTTTTAATACGTTCTCTCCACTTGCTAAAGTTATACTGTTAAAATGCGCTCCTTTTCCTATATATTGTATAATATTACCATTAGTATTTACGTTAGGCTGTGCTCGAGATAATACGCCCAGTATAGGCATATAACTTGTCTCCTCTACAGCTATTTTTATTTCAAAGCTTGGAGCGTTACTAGGTATAGTACCCGCTACATCTCCGCTATTTTTCCTATATCCAGACCATAAAGTATCTATATAAGCTTGTCCGTCGCTTTCTAAATATTCTACTAAACCGTCTACTAATTCTAATTGACCTAAATTTTTATCAGAAAAAATATTATTATCTGCTTTTATAAATATTCCCATAATTATACCTCCTCCTCAAAGGCTAGAGTTTTCCAGCCATTTTTAGTATAAACTCTTACTCTATCTAAAGTAGTATCATAATACATACCACCTACAAACATCATGTCTTGAGCTTTAGCTACGCTAGGGTGTACCTCTCCGCTGTCTACCATTAAATCGAATTGATCTTGAGGTATTGTAGGCGTATAAGTTGTAGGTAGCGTAGGTATAATTACTACGTTTTTAGGTTGTGTAAAGCTAGGCATAAAATTACACCCTTTACCGTCTATATCTGAGCCTACTTTAGTAATACCATAGTAAGTACCATTATCTGTACCGCTTTCCGTAGCTGGGTGAAACGTTTGTATCCAAGCTATATTTTTATTATTAAGCCCTATACCCATTGTAAGCCTTACATCTTCCTCTTTATTCCAGCCCTCGAATAAATGTCCGCCATGTTCAAAATTACCAGTATCGTCTCCGTTCCAGCGTCCCTTACCGCCTTGTACTGATAACATTTGAGCCTCTAATATACCCACTATCCTAGAATATGGAGGCAATACTCCAGTACCGTAAGGGTGTCCTCCCCAGCCATATTTTTTATTATATGGTTGTGTTTGCCATATATCTTGACTACCTATGTGAGCGCCTACATTTGAGTCTGAGTCAATTAATACAAAACCGTCAGCTTTAGGTGTTTGTCCTATAATTTTATCTATATATATTTTAAAATCTATATTTAACTTTACTTCATTTATTAAATCATTATAAGCCAGACTATTAGAGCTTAAAACTATAGAATAATTAGCATTAATATTAGGAGTAGTAAATACTAGTTCTTGTGTATCTGTAGCTGTTATATCTCCTAGCTCATTATCTCCTATGGTTATTACCGTTTCAGCTGGTAAACTAATATTAATATCAATATTACTAGGTAAATAAGTCTCAGCTGTAGCTGATCCCGTATATTCTGTACTAGTCTGAGTCCACTCTATAGTATTATTTATGTTTACTTTTCCAGTTTTTATAGCCTCCATAATAGATCTTACAGAGTCTCCAGCTGTCGCATGAGTAAAGCCATAATAATCTACTCTTATATCCTTTAGCTCTTGTGGGGAGTCAGCTATAAATAGAGTAGTATTAGCCTCTACAAGTTCTCTTATTTCTGCTAAATCATCATCTAGAGTAACATTTAAGCTAAAATTATCAGAGGCTGTTATTTCTGATCCAGTTGCAAAAATACCCACTTGAGTATCTGTAGCTGAATAACTACCAAAGGTATATATACTATCATCATTTAGTACTACATTCATAATACACTTTTTAGGTATAGCTATAAATACTACGGTATTAGCTGGTAGCTGAAAATTATTAGAGTTTCCTATAAGATCTCCTCCAGTCCATGCCCAGCTAAAATCAGCACCTTTTATAAGTCTCATACCTTGACCTATAACCTCATCTATTCTAGAGTTAAGCACATTTAATCCTAACTCCGTATCCGTTCTTAAAGTACTTACTTTATTATCTGAGTCTGACTTATTAGCGTCTACTTTTTCGTTAAGTGATCCTACTATCTCTTGACTATAAGACTTATTATCATCTAGGGCTTTTTTAACTGTTCTATTTTCTACAGCATTAGCGCTAGTATCTGATAATTGCTCGTCTATAGGTATCTCGTTAATAGTTACCTCTGTAGCATTAATAACAGTATCTCCGTTATAAATCTTATATCGTTCCTCTGCATTATCAAAATATACTTTGACTTTCATAACTATACCTCCTCATCATTTTTAGTAGTTATATCTTGTACTAAAGTAAAAAGACCTTTAATAACTGTATATACTGAGTCTCCTACTGTGATCTCTAAGTCATAATAATAAGACTTAGTATCTAAATATTTAGTATCTCTAGGAGTTAACATAACTAGATACTTATTAGTATCTACCTTAGATATACCATTATTTAGGCTTTTCTTTACTTGCGCTACGTCGTCATACTCATTATTTTTTACAGTAAAAAAGGCGTCGTCTAAATCTACCTCTAGCTCCTCTATTTCAATGGTAAAAGATAAAGAGTCTCCTTTTACCATTTTAATACTAAGCTCGTTAACTTTGTTTATCTGCATTTTATACCTCCTATATCCAGCGTGAGTAATTATCTACAGCTATACTATCTATAGCTCCTCCGCTAAAGCTTATAGTATTTTTACCTACATTAAGCATACAGTCCTCATAATCTCCTATAACATTTCTATTAAGTAAAGTTTGAGTATCTGGCTCGTATGCGTTCATACTGTTTACATCTATTACTATAGTACTCCTATTACTTCCTAAATTGATAACTAATACTTGATTACCATTTAGGTATAGATTAGTAGTACCAGATCCCGTAATAGTTATAACTGGCTTACTTTTATAGTTTCCATTGTTTCTTATATTAAAATTACCTAGCTCCTCTCCGTTAAAGTTAAAAGCTTGCTCTGTCTCTACTGCGCTATATTTAAAAGGCTGTACGTGTACGTTAATAGTAGCTGTTTTAAACTTCATTAGCTTATCAAAGTCTATAGCGTCGTATATCTCAAAGTTATAGTACTTATCTGGCTCATTACTAAAGATTATCTTACCAGAGCTATTAAAGTAGCTTATAACCTCGTCTATGTCGTAGTTATAGCTAAGTCCTATAGTAAAGCTTTTATCATAAGCTGAGTATCCTAGTTTAGTAACTATATCTCCGTCTCTACCGTCTATAGTCTCTGCATTAGTTCTAATCTCTGGCTTACTTATAGAGGGTAAAGTAGAGATAATAAGCCCCTCTATTCTGGTACTAGGTACTCCGTTAATTATTATATATGGTCTCATTATTTCTACCTCCTCTAATTATAAATAGCATTAGCTACGGTCTTATCAATAAATGAGCCTACTTCGTGATCGTCTAGCTCTACTTTCATTTGACTAAGAGCTGTCTTAAATGCTGAGATTAGGTCTAGCTGACTAAGATTACTATTATTATTATCTAGTATTACTCCGCTATTAGGGTTACCTAAGTCTGTAGGTATAGCGTTTCTCATATCATAAGCTACGCTTTTCATTTCATTAGTAAAGCCTACTCCGTATCCTTGAGCTGAGTAGTCTCCTATCTGCATGAATACCTTACTAGGAGATTTTATACCTAGACTCTTTTTCATTTGCTTTATAATATTGTCAGCCATTTTCTTAACTGCGCCAGTATAGTTATTAGACTGCATACCCTTAATAAAGCCCTCCATAGTCTGTTTACCTATCTTAGTTATTTCTGTCTTAGCTTTATTAAACTCCGCAGTTATTTTATCCGTATAATTAGTCTTAATCTCTTTAAGCTTATCAGCATAAAACGTCTGACTAATCTTATCAGCTATAGCTAACTTTTTACTATAAGCCTCGTTATATGCTTGTAAGTCCGCTGAGTCCATACTTAGTAAATGCTCACTAAAGCGGATAGCCTCGTTAACGTCCATATTAGTTATCTGAGCCATTAAGTCCTCAGATACCTTACCTTTTAGCTTAGTTAAATCAGAAAAGTACTTATTAAGCGTTTCTGTCTGTTTATTAATATCAGATAGAGCTACGCTTTCTAGTCCGCTTTTCTCATCAGTATAAATAGTATAAAGGTCTCCGTATCCAGCTAGTTTAGATCTCATATTTTCTATAGCGCTGTTAACGTCGTCTATTTCTTTTTGCATAGCGCTAGTTAACTTCTCTACCTTAGCGGTAAGCTCTTTAGTTACTCCCTCAGTAGCTGACTCTAGCGCTGATCCAAAGTTTTTAATTACATCTTTACCAAACTTATTATATAAGTCTTTAATCTCTTTATTTTGGTCTTTAAGTTCTTGTAGCTGTTTTTGTAGTCTTTTCTTTTTAGTTTTATTGCTCGTCTTGTCTATTTGTTTTTGTAGCTTATCTTGAGCTTTTTCGTTATTGTTGATTAGATTATTAAAGTACTTATCTACGTCATTAGATACTTTATCTTGAGTAGTTTTAATAGCGTTACTTATACCATTAGTAAAGTTATCTATTAAAGTTTTACCAGCGTCAGTATAAGACTCTGGATTACCTTTAAGCATGTTTAAGTAACTCTTAGCAAAGTTATTAAGTAAAGTCTTAGACTTGTTACCCTCAGTCTGGATACCTACGTTAAGACCTTGTACTAAAAACTTACCTATCTTAGCTGTTTCCTTACTAGGAGATTTAATACCAAAGACTTTTTTAATACCGCCTAGAATACTTTTACCAAAGCCTTTAATCTTATCTAGTATCCATTTACCCATATTTTTAATACCGTTCCATAAGCCCATAATTAAATCTTTACCTACGCTAAGCATATCTCCTATACCCTCTTTTAATCCTTTTACAAGGGCTATTATGATCTGAGGTATAGCTTTTATTAGCTCTGGGATAGCTTTAATAATACCAGTTACTAAAGTAATAATAATCTTAGGAGCCATAGCTAAAAGTTTAGGTAAGTTTTTAATTAAAGTAGTTACGATAGTTATTATAATCTGAGGTAACATAGCTATTAGTTTAGGTATAGCTTTTACGATACCAGTAATTAAAGACGTAAGTATTTTTATTCCAGACTGTATAATTTTAGGTAAATTTTTTACTAAAGTAGTTACTACAGTCATGATTATTTGAGGTAGCATAGCTATTAGTTTAGGTATAGCGTTTAAGATACCAGTAATTAAGCTATCTAACATCTTAATACCAGCGTCAATAATTTTAGGTAAATTATTAGCTATACCAGTTACTAAACTTACTACCATTTTTACCGCACTCTGTATAAGAGCTGGTAAATTATTTACTATACCAGTAATTAGACTTTGTATTAGCTTAACTCCAGTCTGTATAATTAAAGGTAAATTATTTACTATAAAGTTAGCTATAGACTGTATAATAACTGGTATTTGCTGTAATAATAATGGTAAGCTTTCAAAAAGAGCATTAATTAGATTTTGTAATAATACTGGTAACTGCTCTAACAACATAGGCAAAGCCTCGTTAAGAGCTGTTATTATATTTAATATTAAAGTAGGTATAGACTCTAGTATTATCGGTAAAGCCTCAGTAAGAGCTGTTATAATACCAGTAATTAAAGTAGGTATAGCGCTTATAATACCAGTAATTAAAGCTGATACCATATCTATACCGCTCTGTATTAATGTAGGTAATAAATCAGTAATAGACTGTATTAAAGTAGGTAATATATCTGTAATAGTTGTAATTAAGGAGGGCATTATTCCAGCCACCGTAGTAATAATAGAGCTAAGACTTTCTACAAGTATAGGTAATAGCTCATTAAGTATCGGTGGTATTTCTTGCACTATTTGAGGTAAAAGCTCTGTAGACAAGCCTTTAAATAATTCCCCTATACCGCTTATTATCTGTTTTACTCTAGGTAATATATTATTACCTACAGTAACTACAGAGTCTACAAAGTTACTCATCAAACTACCAAAGTCTGCATTATCATCAGCTAAGCCTACTACTAGGTTTTTCCATGCGCCTTTCATCATGTTAACGCTACCCTCTATAGTTGCGCTAGCCTCCTTAGACGTAGTACCAGTTATACCCATTTCTGTTTGTACTACATGGATAGCCTCTACTACATCAGCGTAATTACTTAAGTCAAACTTTTGACCGCTGATCTTTTCTGCGTCTTTTAATAGTCTTTCCATTTCTGACTTAGTACCGCCATAACCTAGCTTAAGGTTATCTAGCATTGTGTAATTCTGTTTAGCAAAACCTTGATAAGCGTTCTGGATCATGCTCATATCTGTACCCATTTTATTAGCATTGTCGCTCATATCAGTTATAGCCTTGTCAGCCACCTTAGAGGCTTTAGCTGTATCTCCGCCTAGTGAAGATATTAAAGACGCTGAGAAACTTGTTACAGTTTCCATATACTCATTAGCTGATAGTCCAGCTGTTTTATAGGCGTTTTGGGCGTATTTTTGCACTTCTTTAGAGCTACCCTTAAATAGGGTATCTACACCGCCTACTAATTGCTCATAACTTGCGTATCCTTGTAAAGCTTGCTTACCTATTGCTATTGCTCCAGTACCTAGCGCTGTAATACCAGCGATAGCTACTTTACCTACAGTCTTACAAGCTGAGCCTAACTTATTTAAAGCTCCGCTTGAGGTGTTAGATTTTTTACCTAAGTCGTCTACGTTTCTACTAGCTTTACCAGTCTTACTAGATAAATCGTCAGCCTCATTACCCGCTTTATCCTCTGCGCTCTGTAAATCTGCTATCTGATTTTTAGTTTTATTTACCTCAGTACCAGCTTTATTTAGTTGTACTTGCATACGACTAATAGCGTTAGCGTTAGTATCCATAGCTGTACTAGACTTACTTAACTGATTAGCTAGATCTGATACTTTAGCCTTTTGATCTAGGTAAGCTTGAGACGACTTACCTACGCTAGCCTCTAACTGACTTAGCTTAGCTTTTTCTTGATCGTATGTAGCTTGTAGCTTAGCATGAGCTTGAGCTTGAGCGTTGTATTTACTCTGCATAGAGTCCATACTAGCTTTAAGCTTGTTATAAGCGCTAGTCTGTTTGTCTAATATATTATTAAGCTCTGATATTTTGGCTTTATTAGTAGCCATAGACTTATCATTAGAGCTATATTTACTATTTAGGAGAGTAAGAGCTGATCCCGTCTCTTGTAGGCTCTGTCTTATACTTGATAATGCTTTTTTATATTCACTTTCGCCAGTAAGCTTAACCGCTCCACCAA